TGCCGATAGCCATATCAGAACTAAAGATGCTATCGAGGGTGTCATCAACATCAACAAGAACACAGCTAGCAAATTGTCGAAGTGGAGTTCTAACCCCCGCCATGATAGGTGTGGGAATGTTGAGTTTGTGCTTGCTGATTGCGTCGTAGTATCGTTTGACATAAGAAAGACGTTTTTCTTTTGGATAGTCTGCAAATACCGTCATTGCGATCAGCATGTACATAAACTGAGGAGTTTCAAATACTTTTCCAGAACTGCGATCCTGGACAAGATACTTATCTACAACTTGACGGAGACCTGCATAAGTGAATAAAAAGTCACGATCATGATCCATATAGCGATCAAGATCTGCATAATCACTCATAGTATACTTGGTAATAAGATCTCGATCGTAGATCCCATTATCAACACCAGCAAAAACATGCTTAGAAAGATTAGGAAGATCCCTCATCCTTCCAAAGATAGACTTTCTAACAGAGAATAGAAGAAGTCTAGCAGCAACAAATTGATAATTTGGGTGATCAAGATCAATCAAATCACTGGCACTACGAATCAAGATTTCTTGAATCTCATTAGTAGTGATCCCATCATAGAACTGAATGCCAGATTGCATCTCTACTTGGCTTGCAGAGACGCCTGCAAGACCCTCACATGCAGCTTCGACCATTACATGAAGCTTATCTAAATTAAGAGGCTCTAGAGCCCCATTACGCTTGACTACTTTAGTACCGTTACTCATAACTTTTTCCATTCTTGAAATTTGATCTTGGCTTCTAAGCCCCCAAAAGTTGTGCATTGAATAATTTGTTTGACATCCTTACCAGCTAAAACCATGTCATTTATATCTTTTTCTTTAATAGTACTTTTCCAAATTACTATCTTATTTCCACTGTCGATGACTTTTGCCATTCTGTCACAGATTTGTTTGTTACGAGGTTCGTTATCAAAAATATAGACAATATCCCAATTATAATTGGAGATGTCCACATCAGCACCACACATTGCAACTCCGTTTTCGATAAACATCGAATCGAAGGGGCCTTCAGTGACGTATACTGTTTCATTTTCATTAACCCTCTCTAACCCAAAGAGCTTTGGATAAGTTTTATTAAAGATATTGGTAAGATATCGAAGCTTTGATTTCGGATTAAGTGATCTTGCTTGGTATCCAAACAATTCATTTTTCTGTGATAGTAGTGGAATGATGATTCTTGATTCTTTATAAGAATTAGGTATGCCAGCCCAAGCATTGTAATCCTCCGCGTAGTATAACTTGGAAAAGTATTCCTCTGGTATTTTTCTTTGGGAGAGATACTGCCTCGCTGGATGTGTTGTATTTAGTTTTTTTATTGTTGGCAGATCGAATAATGGTTTTGAAAAGTTAGGCTTTTCAAACTTAAACTCTGGTTCTGGTGCAACAGTGGCTTTGCCAGTCAGTCCTTCTTTATATCTTTCTAGAAGATATTCTTTGTACAAAGATTCATCTATATCCTTCAGGAAATAAGTGAAGGATCTAGATACCCCACAGTTGTGGCATTTAAAGTTGTGATCAGACTTATGCCTGTACAAATAACCCCTAGCCCTGTTCTTATTCTTTTGCGAGTCACCACAGTAAGGGCATCGAAAGTTGTATAGCCCATCTTTTTTTCTGGCGAACTTACCCAGACGGGGCGATAGGAGCCCAATGTACTTACTGTCAACGTAACTCATTTAACGATGGAACTAGGCTGTGACACTCCCATTGTACCGCCGATTTGTCCCATTGTCAAGAGTCTTGGCACAAATGCATTGATTGTGCTGATGAGTATGACTGTTACGGCAAGAACACCACCAACTTGCCATCTAAATTTTGATAATTCTTGAAGTTTAGTTTCAATCTTTTCAAATTTGGTAAACATGATCTCATGTTCTTTCTCATCTCTTTCCTTAATCTCATCAATCATCTTGATAAGAAGTGCATCAGACTTCGCATTCTGCTCTATCTGTTGATCATGTTTAGCAAGAATAGTAGCAATACGAGAATTACCCTCGGAAATTTTATCGACAGCAGACTCTAACTTCGCCAGCATCTCTCTGGAGAGTTCTTCGTAGATATCTAATTTCGATTCTAATACCGCTACTTTTGCTTGACTGAACATCTCATCCAAGGTTTGCGAGAATTTGTGCCCAAATACAAATACTTTTTATTCTTCTTATACACAGGTGGATCGTCACCTGCTTCTGAAGTACCAGCAATCTGACCACCACCTACATTAGTTGTAGGTGCCTCTTCTTGAAGTCGTCTAATAATATCTATTACTCTGTCGATCTTGTTCATAGATTTTGTAACTGTTGTAAACAATTATAGTCTAAATCAATGTCATGGAGTACAGACTTTGGGTATTCTGGAAACCTTTGTAGGAATACCATAAAGGTTTTTAGAATACCCCACATATCCTTATCGATCTTGAAGAATAATAATGGTGTTGCGGCATCACCAAAAATATTATACAAGATCAAAAAATGATTGATGAGAAGATGAGTCTTCAAATCTCCACCATTTTTATATTTTCTAAGTAATCGTTTGATATACTTAAATTTTTTCATGTCCTCAAGAAAATCTTCTTGAGTTACTGCCTGTGGATTTTCATAATGTTTTATTGCAAACATCATGTAATTGTTTTCATTCAACTCATCAAATCTCATATTACATTGTTATCAGGAAGGAAGAACGTGACTTGCTACTTGGGTTTGAGTGGTAATTCCAGACATTGCAACAAGAACTTCAGACTTAACTCTTAGGTTACCATGTTGGTCAATATAAGTTTGAACACCAACCCAACCAGCATGTGCTACTGAATATTGTGAACCAGTTGCAACACGAGCTGCTGCTGTTGTTCCATCAACACCGTAAACATTGAAAGTAGTTGATCCGATACCAACGCTCTCAACTGCCTTAACGCCTCTAGGATCTTCATCAAGATACTTAGGCTTAGCACCAACGCTATAAATTGTAGCGCCAGCGATATCAGTTGCGAGTGAATCAGTATCAACCAATGTCATTGATGTGCTGCTAGCAATGCTAGCAATTACTGCATATCCCTGACTTCCACCAGCACCAACAGTAATGACATCACCTACAACATAATTAGTAAAAGTTGTCGCAGTTCCAGTTACGGTTGTTCCACTAACAGTTACAATACCTGCACTGGTATTAACAGTTCTATTGTCGTTATTGCCCCATAGAGCCATGTGTCTTACCCTAAACGAAATTTTTTGCTATTTGTATTTATAAAAAAAGGAGACTTTTACTTTAGCCTCCTTTAGTTAATATGTAAGTATATTCTACTCTTGTGGTTTGTATAGTAGTTCTTTTACTGTTTCCAAAAGCATGTCGTCGATGCTGTTGTCAGTACTCTTTACATACTTTTCAAGAAGATCAATAACAAGTTTTTTAACTGATGGATGTGTCGCAAGCTTCATGATCAATGGCTTAACAATAGCCACTAATGCTCCGAGAGCCATGGTTACCTCCGAAAAAATAAGGTATACCTTATTTAGGATTTAGACCTTCAAAGTTGATGCTGGAGCAGTTGGATCTGTAATTCCAGGCTTAGGCATTGGGATCTTTGGAATTCTAAGTCCAGGGCCTTTCTTTACACCACTAGGCTTTCCTGGCTTAGTTGGTGTTGTAGGTGGTGCATTTTTGTTTGCTGGTGCTGATAAAGTTTTAGTAGATGTATCAACGTCTGTTGTCGTAGCAGATCCAGGAGCAACAATAGCACCAGTTTTATTATCAGTTTTTACTTTTGTATCAGTCTTAGTTCCAGGCTTTGATTTATCTGGAGCTTTCTCAGGTTTTGGTTGCGTTTCAGGTTCTGCTGGCTTAGTGGGTTTTCCTGGTTGTGGTGTAGTAGTAGGTTTTACTGGTTGTGGTTTAGGAACTGGTGGTGTTGCTGGTTTAGCAGGAACAATCGGAGCTGGAGTTGATGGTTTGATTGTTGGTTTTGGTGGTTTTATTTTAGGTACGGTGCGTATAAATTTTTGAATAATATTTAAAGCGCGTGGAGCATATTGTACACCCTTTACTAGCACTTGAGGGGATTCTCTCACATATACAAGTTCACCGCCAAGTTCAGCAGCTAACTGTTTTGCAGATTCTTCTACTTCGTGTGAACAATCACATTCGGACTCATCGGCATTCTTCTTCCTTTTTTTTTTCTCCTCACCATCGTCGTGAGATGTGTGAGCTTTTCCTTCTACGCTTTTCTGGGCTTTCGTCGCCTCATACAGTTCTGGATTTTCTTCTTTCCAATTTGAATAAGATTCTTTCTTAGTCTTCTTCTTTTTCTTGAAGGATCCAGAGACTTCACCTTTCTCCCATCCCTTACCATCACCATCATCATCCCACCAACGCTTAACTTTTTTCTTCTCTTCGTTGACGTTTGGCTGTCCACCAGTCTTATCACCACCACCTTCAGAAGAACCAACAACAACTACAGTCTTATATCTCTTTCTGTAGTCTTGAAGTGCAGATGCTGGAATCTTTTTCTGGAAGATGCTACCATCTTCTTTAGTAACTCTAACAAGAATCTTAGCTTCTTCTTGCAATTCTACTTCTTCATTCTGTCTCTTTTCTGCCTTTCTACGTGCTTGAAGAACAGCAGCGATAGCAGCCTTTCTTCTTTCTTCCTTAGTTCTACCAGCTAGTCTTGGATCTTTAGAACCTTGGAAGTCTGCGATTGCATCACCCATGTCAGTTTTAGCGGTGATCTTTTCGTCAACCAAGTCACCTTTTGGTTCATATGAATTTCTAAGTTTCTGCATATTTGGATTCAAATATCCTGGTTTTACGCCAGCTCCAGCCTCAATCGCTCTTTGTCTAGCACCAGCACCAAATGGTTTGTTATTCAAAGTTGCATTCTGTCTAGCATTGTCTAATGCTTCATTACCTTTCTTATAAAGGTGTTGACCCGCTTTATAGAGACCGTATCCAACAGCGCCAACAGCAGCAAGTTTTCCTAGACCTTCATCTACAAATTCTTCACCAACAATAGATACACCTAACTCGCGGGCAAGTCTTGCCTTTCTTTCAGGTGTCATCTTAGAACGCTTAAGGTATGCCATGACAGCATCCTTGCCCATGTTCTTCAACTTATTACGCAGGTCATAGAGAGCTTGAGTCTCTTCTTTGTCATCACTCTGATGCTGACCATACTTTTCAGCAAGATATGACTTGTCTACGTTATCTCTGTGTTCTTCAAATGCTTGCTGCCAAGGATTAGACATATTCCTACGTTGAGATTTTACCTACTTTTATTTATTTATCAAAGTTCCTTGCTATCGGTAATCCAAGGTTTAAACAAATCCCCTTCATCTGTTAGACAGATTAGATAATTTGTTCCGCGTCGCATAACAGTTCCAATCTTTCCAGTTGAGACTTGTTCAACTAAAGAACCCTCTTTAAATAAATCTCCATTGATATACTGCTCACGTATATCCTCTAGTTCTAATTCAGGTTCTGGATGTTTGACTTCTGAGATGAACTGTAGAAAGGTTTTCATTTGATAAATTTAACGACTTCTTTTGTGTTTGACTTAATGTAATCTTGACCAAGTTTTTTTAACTTTGTGTATTGAGTTTTTTGTTTCTTGTTCTTTAAAATTAAGTCATCCATAAATGCAGAAAAATAGAGATACAAATCTAATGCTGCATCTCTATCATTCTTCATTACCTTCTTTTCTATTTTGTACGCATCTTTGAATTGATCAAAGATTGGCGATAGAAATGTTGGCATTTTAAAACATATATTTTTTATTTATGGTTGTGTGATTTCTCCAACGGGAACTAGCACATCCTCTGTGTCTGCCAGAAGAGTATCAGTATAAGAATCATCAAGTTTATTGATAACTCCTCTAATAACATCAATTCGAGCTGGAGCAAATTCAAAACTATAGTTTTCTTGCTCTTTGAGAAGAAGCTGCATTAGTGCAGCAGCTTCTGCGGTTTCAAGTTCAAGTTTAATCATCGGTCATCCTCAGAACGGTTTTCAGAATAATAAACATCAAAAGCACCACCAGGGTAACGCTTCTCAAGTTTCTTTACGTTGCCAGCAACAACTTCATTGAAGTCAACTTCAAGAGCAATGCAGGCTTGAGCGACATACCACATAATATCACCGAGTTCAATAATAAGATGCTCACGGTTATCGTCGTTCCAAGGTTTTCCTTGGAAAACCATCTTCTTGATGATTTCAAGAAATTCCCCACCCTCAGCATTAATACCAACACCCGCAGTAAGTAGTCGCTCAATATTGGCACCCTTCTCGTCAAGGGCAACAAGGCGGTCGGAAAGAGCGAGAAAATCAGTAGAGGCGTCGCTAGTAACCGCATCCACAAATTCTTGATATCGTTCAAAGTCAATTTTCTTAGTCATAGTTTTAGAACTTAAAGCCATCAAATTTGTTTTGTTTTGGTTTATCTTCAGTATTATAGTCTGCTTCTTGCCCGCTGTCAAGTAGGTCGCTTTGGGCAGACTGTTCGATGTCATGAAGTCGCATCTTTGCACGATCAACACCGATCAAGAACTTTCTATTTGTAGAAAGATCATTGTAACGATTCTTCAGTTGTTTCACCATAATCTGCCCCATTTGTTCAAGTTCTTCCGTAGATATGAGAGCAAACATAAGGTCAGCAGTGGCAGGGAGACCAAAGGATTCAGAAGTATCAGTGAGTTCAATATTAGAGCTATTATAACCTGAACGAGTAGTTTGGGTAGCGGTGACAATAGGAACATTACACTCGACTGCAAGACCTCGTAGCTCCTCAGCAATAGCCTTAACATAGGTATAGCTGTTAACAATACTTCCTTTATATCTAGAGGATGCACAAATGTTTAGATAGTCAATCATGATGATGTCAGGTTTAAAACTCTTCTTCATTGAAAGATCACTCATAAGAGTTTTAAAATGACCCACATGTGCAGAAGCAGTTGGATACTCTTTAATGATAAGAGTTCCAACATTCTTCTTCATTAGATTGTGAATCTTCTTTTCATAAGATTGCCTGGGAACTTCTGCAAGATCTCTAATATTAATGTCTAGGAGATTTGCGTCAATTCGTTCAGCAATTTTCTCTTCTGCCATCTCCATTGTAATGTAGAGAACATTCCGTCCTTGCAACAAGACGGAGCTAGCCAAGTGGCACATGAATAAGCTTTTGCCGACACCTGTACCAGCGAGTACGACATTAAGAGTTTTAGTAGGGAGACCGTCTTTGGTAATTTTGTTAAAGTATTCGAGATCAAACGGGATCTTTTCTTCAGACTTGTGGTAGAAATCATATCGTTCTTGGAAGTTTTTAAAGTAGTCGTGACCAACGTTATGATCAAAAGATACCCCTAACGCCTCACTAAGAATGTGTGGAATAGAATCTTTATTCTTCTTTCCACTATCATCATCTACAATATGCACTGACTCCATAAGAGCCAGATATATTGCACGGTCTTTACACCATGTTTCTGTAGATGCAACTAACCATTCATAATCAGATACATCATCAGAAAAGTTTTTGATAATCTGATTACACTGAGTCAGTTCATCTTCAGATACATTTCTCCTGTTAGATAGTTCAATAAAAAGAACTTCCTTTGTTGCCAACTTATCGTAGGCAGAGAAATAATTATAGATTTCCTCAAAGATGATCCTTTCCGACATTTCACCGAAATATTCATCCTTGAGAAAAGGAACCACTTTTCTACAATATTTTTCATTGTAGATGAGGTTCCTTAAAATTGTAATCTCAATTCGATCCATGTCAAACATAATGAAGATAAGTGCTCAGCAAGTATTTCTCATTGCTGATCGGTGCCTTTCCTTCATGGGGATACATCCACATTGGAGGGAAGATTAGTAGTTTACCAGCTTCGGGCTTAATTGTCAAATCGGTGAAGGCGGTTTCGCCACCTTCCTCAACATCATTCAAATAGAACATGAATGCCATGAACCTCTTTGCGGAAGGATAATCCTTAACATCTACATGAGTATGAAATTTTTCCTTACCATCATTTTTATATTTTTTAATCCTTAACTCCTCAAAACCATACCGTAGAGGAAAACATCTTCTATCTACATGTTGAAAATAATCATACATGTATCGATGTATTTCTAACATCACATGTCGATGTAGTGATTCGACATCCTTAGAATAATTTAAGGCATCAGTGAAGTTGAACTGGGTGAATAATGGATTACCATTAATTTCTTGTTTTTCATGGTAAGTAGGATTAGTCTCATAAAGTTCAATCAAGATGTTGCACATTTCTGGTGAAAGTGCATTATCATACGTCTTGATTAAATCATTAAGATTCACCATAGGAAAATTCCCTCCTTGCAGTTTCATCTAATGCTTGCATTACTTCTGGAGTGAAATAAGTTTCTGGGTCTTTGAGGATGGCTTTGGCATAAACCTTCTTTCCGTCGATTTCATATCGACCTGCGACGTTCTTCCAGAGACCAGCCAATTCACCGAGCTCAAGA